GGCTCAGGTACTAATAACCCTGCCACACTTGTTACCGGTGGTAATGGTGGAAATGGCACATCTAATTCTTATTCAGGATCAGCTGTAACTTATGGCGGCGGTGGTGGTGGGTCAGTATTTGCTGGCACAATCGGCACAGGCGGCACAGGTGGCACAGGTGGCGGTGGTGCTGGACAAGTAGGTCTTAACGGCACATCGGGAACTGCTAATACTGGCGGTGGCGGTGGCGCATCTGGTCGCATAACAGCTAATGCTTACAACGGCGGCAACGGCGGTTCTGGAATAGTAATCTTGCGCTATCCCGACACTTTCCCAGCTTTAAGTTCTATTGGCGGTGGTTTGACTCATACAACAACTACATCAGGTGGCTATCGCATCTATTCGTTTACAGCCGGAACAGGAACGGTGACTATCTAATGGCTCACTATGCGTTCTTAGATGATAACTTAATCGTTACCGAGGTAATTGTAGGTAAAGATGAAACAGAACTGATTGATGGTTTAGATACCGAAACTTGGTATGGCAATTTTAGAGGCCAGAATTGTAAGCGTACAAGCTATAACGGGAATATACGCAAAAATTATGCTGGCATTGGTTTTACATACGATGCAGATTTAGATGCGTTTGTGCCACCAAAGTGCCATCAAGAAGCAAAATTGAAGTTAGACGATTGCTTATGGGAGTGTGAGAATCTTGACCATCAAATACCGATTATCTAAATCTGCGATTCAGTTAAGAGAACAAATCGATGACACCTTCCCAGATCGAGATAGAACTTCTGATGGTTGGATCGGCGACACACGACACTCTGCGCGTAAGTCAGATCATAATCCAGATGCTAGCGGCTGGGTACGTGCCATCGATGTCGATCGAGATCTTTCGGGTAAAGTTAAACCTGACTCCATGCCAGATCTTGCGGATCAGATTCGTATCTTTGCAAAGTCTGATCCTGCAAAGCGCATCAGCTACATCATCTTCGATGGAAAGATCGCAAGCCCTATCCTTAAATGGAAGTGGCGCAAATACACAGGGATCAACAAACACAATCACCATTGCCATATCTCGTTTACGAAAGAAGCTGACCTTAATGGTGAGTTTCTTCAAATACCTATGATCGGGGGATCACAATGAAAGATCTACAAAACGCAGCAGGTTCTTGGGGCAGAGCATTCTTAGTTGCAATCATCTCAATGTATGCAGCTGGAGTAACGGAACCAAAGGCTTTAATCGCTGCTGGCCTTGCATCAATTATCCCACCAGTATTGAGATACCTTGATCCAAAAGATGAACTCGGAAGAAAATGACACAAGCAGAATTCTTTCAGCTCTATATTGCCACTCTTGTGATAATCGGTGGATTGGCTGGCTTTGTGATCACGCACTTGTTGAGCGAGATCAAGCGACTCAACACGCGATGCGATGAGATTTACAACATACTTCTAGAGCGGTAAAATAAAGCATGGCCGCGCGCAAAACTAAAGCAATAGAGGATCAGGGTTACACTCCACTAGAGGCTTACTGTATTGGGTTAAACGAATACTATAAAGCTTTGCGCAAGGCTGGCTTTGCCACAGACATCTGCATGTCTATGCTTATGGATCCATTTTCTTATCCTGATTGGATACTCCCTAAGCGCATCAATGATAATCCCAGCAACATGCCGGACTTTTATCCTGACGATGACGAGGATTAATGAAGAGAACCATCGTAATACCAGACTTACAAGTCCCTTATCACGATGAAGTAGCAGTCAAGAATGTTTCTAATTTTGTTAAGACGTTTCGCCCTGATGCTGTGGTTACTCTCGGAGATGAGATCGATCTCCCACAAATCAGCCGATGGACAGAAAACAAGCCAGGCTGGTACGAGCAAACACTAGCTGCGGATCGTGACATGGCAGTTGATGTCCTTTGGGAATTGACACAGCACGCCAAAGAAGCTCACATGATCAGGTCTAATCACACTGACCGACTTTACAATGTAATCATGAACAAGATCCCAGCATTCTTGTCATTACCTGAACTTAAGTTTGAAAAGTTTATGAAGCTCGATGAACTTGGGATCTCTTATCATAAGAAGCCGTTTGCTATTGCTAAAGGTTATGTTGCAGTGCATGGAGATGAGCAACCAATCAAACCGACTCCTGGACTCACAGCCTTAGAAGCAGCCCGTAGGCATGGGCTAAGCGTGATCTGTGGCCACACTCACAGAGCAGGCCAGTCGGCCTTCACAGAGGCTTCAGGGGGCAAGTTAGGCCGTATCCTGCGTGGCTTTGAAGGTGGACACTTGATGGACATTCGCAAGGCTTATTACACAAAAGGCACAATGAACTGGCAGCAGGCGTTCTTGATCGTTGAAGAAGATCCTAAGGGTGTTCAAGTAACCACGATTCACATAGAAAAGGACGGAACCTTCGCTTATGCTGGTCGCAGGCATGGACGATCTAGATAATCCGCTTAGGCGTGACATCGATGATGCCATGGACGATGGAGAATTGTTACCATTTCGTTATCAAAAGATGCTTGCTTAGTCTGCGATAGCCTGTACCTTAATCCTTATCAGTGAAACTCACTGAAGTAAAGGGGCTAAGAAATGAATCTTGATTTATATCTAACGCTGGTGATGCTGGCGTTTCTGGTAGTCGGTATTGCAGCTGGTTATGGCCATGGATTTAAGCAAGGCAAAGAAGAAGGTTATGCACTCGGCCGTTCGGTCGCTCGACACACATTCTGGTCAGAGTGAAGGCCAAGGATATTCTCGATGAAGCCAAGCAGCTACTCACCGACCGAGGTGACGAATACGGCGACTCAACTCTTAATCACATTCGAATCGCAAGACTCTGGAGTGTGTATCTTGACAAAAACATCGAGCCGCACGAAGTCGCAATCTGCCTCATCCTCACCAAGATCTCGAGAACTCAAACAACAAAGGATCACGCGGACAGTTACAAGGACATCTGTGCGTACTCTGCAATCGCTGGCCAGATTACATCAACTGATTGGAACGACCTTGACAGTTACTAAGGCAAAGTCCGGTACTTGGTGTGATTATTGCCAGATGAAGTGGGGTCGCGATCATCCGAATGGTAAGGGTAAGACTTTTGCAGTCTGGACTGTGGTAAGTCAACACGCTAAGTCTAAAGGGATCAACCGACATTATTGCCAGCCTTGCGCTGTCTGGGTGTCAATTTGGCCAGATGGATCTCATTGGCCTTTAACCGAGCAAGCCGAGTTTCTAGTAAAGCAAGAGGAGATCAATCATGGCGTTTAATCTAGCCGATTATGAAACAGTCGAGAGCCGACTGGAAAAGTTTTGGAAGGAGTTCCCAGATGGACGCGTATCAACGGAATTGGAAGTATGTGAAGCTCATCGATATGTTGTTAAAGCCTATCTCTACCGCACTTATCTCGACGCAGTCGCATACTCGACTGGCTATGCTGAAGAGAAGGATACTGATCGCGGTGTTAATGCAACTAGCGCTTTGGAAAACTGCGAAACTTCAGCGATCGGCAGAGCTCTTGCTAACGCAGGTTTCGCTGCTAAAGGCAAGCGACCAAGCCGAGAAGAGATGGTCAAAGTACAGTTGGCAGGACGAGGCGGAATTACGACAGAAGAACCAATCATCAAACAGAAGTTCCCAGAGCCAGTAAAAGATGCTTGGACTATTGCTGATCCTAAAGATGATATGAATGTCATACCAATATCAGCTGCACCATCATTGAATGAAGCGATGAACTTAGTATCAGTTGAATTGAATGCTAAAGAAATGCCACAAGCACCTAAGTGCGTCCATGATTTTATGTTGTATAAGTCTGGTGTGTCCAGCAAAAGCGGAAAACCCTACGAGGGATATACCTGCCCATCTAAGAATCGGGCAGAACAATGCCCACCGATCTGGTTATAAACAATGGCTTCCCAGCATCGTAAGCACAGGGGTTATCGCACTCAGAAAGTCGTCGCTGAGTACCTATCAAAGTGGTTCCCGTATGCGGATAGTGCTGGGGCAGGTCGGCAAGGTAGCGATGTAACTGGTGTCCCGTTCGACATCGAAGTTAAAGCGCGTGCCGCCTTCCAACCGAAGGAGTGGCTGGATCAGACACGCAAACGCTCAGATGGGAAGCTGAGTGTTGTGGTTATGAGATTCAATGGGCAGGGCGAAGATGCGGCCGAATACGGCGCAATGCTTCGATTCTCTGATCTGGTTCAGCTACTCAATAAAGTCGATTACATAGAATGGTTTCAAGAGCCAAGCCGATGCAAAGGCTGTGGCACTTGGCTACTTAATGAGGATTACTGCACTAAATGTAAGGATCACAATGCCGATTTATGATTATGAATGCATAATATGTGGGCAAACGCAAGAGCTTGAACACTCAATGAGTGCAGTAGGTAACCCGGTACTGCATTGCTCAACGCCAATGATTCGGGTATTCGCTGCAACGCCTGCGATCTTCAAAGGTAGCGGCTGGGGAAAGGACAAGTAATGTCATTTGACTATAAGTTAAAGTCTGACAGCACAGCTCACTTTAGATGCTGTGATGAAATACAGTTTGAATATATGTGTGCATATTGCTATGAAGCAATGGGTTGCCAGATGTGTGCATTTGATATAACAGTTAGACATGATTGCACACAGGATTAGACACGCCCAAGATCATGCGTAAACCATCGATGGATTTGACAGAGGCGGTACGCTATAACTCGCTAGCGAGCGCCTGTGGGCGATTGCTCGCGACCGCGTGTTTAGCTATTGGGGCAGCTATGTTCTATATAGAATACAGTCCAACTGATACTGCTAAAGCAGTAGAAGTAAAAGAGATTACTATTAAAGAATATATTCAAAGCCAGTTAACAGTTAACACTTATCAATGCTTAGATATTCTTGCTACTAAAGAGAGTAACTGGAACTTTAAGGCTAAGAATGGTAGCCATCATGGATTCTTGCAGGGTAGGTCACAATGGTTAAAGACTGCTACACCTGAGCAACAGTATGACTGGAGTAGTAGGTATGTGGCTCATAGGTATGGAGTCACAGAGTATGATGAGCCAGACTTCTGTGCAGCACTCAACCATTGGAAGCTACACTCATGGCATTAGAAGAAGATACGATTAAGTGCTCAAGATGTGAAGCAGCTACACCCGAGTCAGAACTTATGGAAGTGTATGCTTGGTGGTTATGTGGTCTTTGTTATGATGATGTCTAATGAGTATTGATAAGTTAAACACTAGACGCTATCGAGGACAGCGAGAGCGGGTGTTCAGTCGTGATGGCAGGATGTGTCAGATCTGTGGCACAGATGAAGGCGAGATGCACATCGATCACATCATCCCACGCAAGGCAGGTGGAACT